ATGCTGTTAGTCCACCATCTGCTGCTTGTTGTTCGAATGCTCGCAATTGATCCATGGTGCCCTGTGTGGTCACATAACGCACAAAACTTTCACGCATGGGGCTGATCATCATTTCGCCATTTTTGTGCAAGCAAGCGTCCATGACCCAGTGTTGTAAGATAAAGTGTGGATCGTTGTTTTGATTAATTAGTTTATGAACCATGTTAGTGGCTTGACGGGCAGCAACTTCATCTGCACTGTTATCAGCCACGAATTCAAAATTAATTTCACCGTTTTGTGCAATGCCTTTGGTAATCACAGCAGTTGCATAATCAACAATGGGCTTGACCACCGGGTGTATGTAATCAATACCGTTTACTGGCGCAGTAGAATCACTGACTGGCAACATTAAGTATTGATAATCCGAGTTCCTATTAATGGAATTCTTTGTTGCTAAAAGTCTTAAGTTTGCTGCACATTTGGCATCTAACAGACTTTTCATTTTAACAAACCGTGCCATCATTCCGGAATGGCCATTCAAATTACTAATAACTACATTTCTTAAATCTAGCACGATTTATTTTCCTTTGTTCTTTTTTGCTGTTTTAGCAGCTTGTTTAAAAGCCCGGGCGGTAGGAGCTCCGGGCGTGCCGGGCTTACGCATACGCTCCGGGGAGCCGGCAGCTATGCGTTTTCTTTTAGCCTGTATGTTAGCATAAAGTCCTGGTAATTTTGCTTTCATTTGCAACCCCAACGTTTTCTAGCGGCTAGACCGCGGTCACCAGTCCAACTTTCACTGCGGGCACAAAAACTATCGTGCCTGGCGCCTTTCTTTTGCGGGGCTTTCAAATTGCTGCCGGTTTCTCTGTTGTATTTGGCACGACCTTTTGCAGTAAGCCCAGCGCCCTTGCTGACTGGTAACTTCTCACCGCGTCCCACACTAAGATTGACTTTTTTCTTTGGCATTAATAGACCTTGTATAGATTATTTAGCGTTATGCAACACTGCCCTTTTCTGAGTCCCAGGCCTTTTTCCATACTGGCTTCTCAGCATAGCGATTAGCTTGCCAAACTCGCATGTTGTGTTTAGCTTGTTCGAATTTTCTTTTTGGTGTGCTGGCACTGAATTCTTCGGCGTATCCATTTAAACATCCTAACAGTGCATAACGAGCACTATCAATGCAGTCATCGGGATCACTGAAACGTCCCCGTTCATCTGCGTAATAGTTTTGTGCTTCTCTTAAGAATTCTACACAATTTTCATTGATATGTAAAGTTCCTAGTTCCAGCATTTGCCTCATCATATTTACGCCAAAACTTTTATAGTTGCTGCGACGGCCTTGTTCGTCCGGCGGATTCATGATGGGATCAGGGTGAACATTTAGTTCATATTGTTCAAACAATTGACGTATGCTTAAACTGGTCATTGTGTAACGGCCCGGTGTGCCTGCATCCGGTGGTAACACAATAGGCGTTCCGAATACTTCTGGCCTCATAAGGTGTTGAATGTAATTCATTGGATTGGCTTCTTCTGTGCCTTTGACCACTATCTGTGTGTGTAACCAAGCTTGGCTTTCGTTGGGGTCCCAATACATTAAACTGATCACAGTTTTATCATTGACTAGGCCTAGGTCTAGTGCAATAATACGATGTAACCCATAAGTGTTACGAAAGTCATAGTCCGCGGTTTTATACGTGGGCCAATTACGAATCTGAAACACTGCACCTTTGCCCATGACCGGCATACCATTACGGCGAGCGTCACGTTCATGCGCTAGATAATCTCGCTCTAACTGCAAACGGGTGGCCATTAATAAGAAAGGTTCGCCCCATGGATCGTATTCAGGACAGTCGTCCCAGCTTACGCGAATATGTTCATAGCCTTCTTCTCTGTGCCAAAACTTGCTGACCAATCCGTTTAAACCTTTTAATGGCGTAAACGAACACATGACCATGCCCTGTGTTGTGGCAGTTCTAGTTACAATTTCACTGAAGAAGTCATCGGGCGGCTGTTCATCGAATACTGCAATGTTTAATTTGAAACCCTGCATTTGACGAACTTCCTGTGTGTAGTTGGCAAACAATAGATAACTGTTGCTGCCGCTGCTGTGTCGTATTTCACAGCCAATACAGTTAGCACCGTCGTTACGCATGGTGTCTAGAACAATGTTGTCTCTGGGTATAGCACCTGTGCCCAATGCGTGTGTCAATTTAACATCATTGGTGCCCAGTAATTCATTTTGCAATACCAATGCAACCTGTTGCCATCCTTCGCCTGCTACCATGACGTTTACAGGTTTATCGAATCGATGACCTTCCCACCAATCAGGATATAGACCAGTGACGTGCATGGCAACTTCATAACAAGTGCTCACTGTCTTACCAATACGGTTAGCAGCCAAGATGCCTCTGCGTGGCCATGATCCGGTCTTAAAGAACCGGCGTTGATGTTCGAATGGTCTAAAGTATTTTAGTTGATTGAACTCCATGTCATCTCGCACTGTTAATACAAGATCTTCTAGCTGCTGTTTGGCAGTAAAGTTCATATGAGTTAGATTAGCGGTATCTAACTTAAGGTCATCGCAGACATAACGCAATGCCCGCCTAACTAGTAGTGCGGGGTCCAGCATTTATAAATCCTTTCGGATCTTTTGCAGATGTTCTGCTGCCGCAGCCAGATATTGTATTTCACTGGCGCTGAGATTCCATGTTGCCGGATCTGACACATCAATGTTTCCACGCTTGTCTAATCCGGCCTGTAACCTTTCCATGACCAAGCGAAGACAGTGTTCGACCTGGCCAGGAAACTTCGAAGAAAAAGCTTCGCGGTGTGCATGATTGACTTTTTGCAGTATACGTGTGTCTTGTATCTGTTTATTGGCCAACATTTGCCTAGCTGTGGGAATGTCCACACCCAGCTCGCGAGCCAATTCTTGTTCACGATTTCGTTCTAGTTCATGACTGTTAGGAATCATATTACCCCCATGGGTTTTCTAGAATACTTTCGCTGCCACCATTAATAATGAATTCGCGATCGATCCATGCGTCCCAAATTGTAGTTTTATTGACTTTTTGTTTTTGCATGTAAGATTTTAATCGTGTGCCCAATGGTGTTAACATTCCTGTTTCTGTGCGTATGACTTGTTCTCCGTTGCGAGGATCAACCCATACATACTTTTCTGGCACTTCTTTGCCGAACTTGTTAACACGAGTGCCAATTGCACGAGTGCTGATAGGGCCTAAGATCTCATAGGTAATCACATTGTTGGTATATTTACGAAACACAACGTCACATTTCTGTCCGCTGGCTTTCCATTCCTGATCAGGATGTGGGAATGTGCGACTATGGAATTGTGTGACCAAATAAGCGTCATGCACTTCACGCGGACGCGGCGGCAATTCTTTCATTGGTTCGATGGGAATTAAATCATTCTTATCTAGATAAGGATTTTCAGTGGCCACTAGCATGTCTGGAATTTCTGCGCCGTTGAGCACATCCAGGGCTGTTTGATATTTGTATTTGTTGCTGCGACCTTTTAGGTCCAAGGCCACGCCAGTTTTATCGAATAAGAACTTTTCCAAGTCTTTGGCTGTGGGAAAGTCTGTCATCAAACCTTCTAGATCATAGAGAGGTTCAGCGATGGCGCGATCCTGAGCAGTCATTGTTTTTTTGAATTCACTGTCTGTGACGCTGTCCAATACTTGTTCAACATCAGTGTCCCATACATTGGGTTTGGTCTTGGCCTCTTTGGCAGCAATCTCTGCGCGAGTTTGTTCTACGTTTGTGGGTTTTTTCATATCTTTTCCTTTCAATTAAAGTCACCGAGCACTATTTGGCTGTTTTTTTCTGCAGGAGGAAACAGCGAAAACTCCTGCATTAAGCATCCTAGTCCACGCTGTTAATACCCGGGACTAAGATATTTAATTACTTGCGAAACTTAACGTTGGTATTTGAATGCACACTTTCTAACGCTGGATTCACGTGATCGCGACGTCCATGGCCGCGAGCTGCAAATGCATCATTGATCACATCGGCCAATGGTGCGCGATTTTGTTTGTCTTCTACGAAATCTGTGCGTTTGCCAGTGCGTGCTGCCATGTTGCCAGTGCGTGGACCCTGTGCTTGGTTGACATTGCTCACGCTTTTAGGATTGCCATGGCCGCTGAAACCAGCAGTGTTCTTTTCTTCATCTATGCGAACCTTGCCGCTATAACTTGGATTCTTAATCATTGTGTTTTCCTTAATTCGAACGCACCGGCGTTACATATAAATTAGCAGTGCCAGTGGTTGTTAGACCAGCTACCCATACATTGCCGCCAGTTAAACCAAAGTCACCAGTAATTGTTTTACTGGTTAAAGGAGGCAGGATTATGCCCAGGCCTGAGGCTGCACCCACTGTGGGATGGTGGACGGCAGCAGCAGCGGCAGCAGTGTTGACCACAGCCACATATGCATAACTTGTTGCGTTTGCATTGAAGATGTCAAATGTTCCTGTAGTGCTGTTTACAAACACTACATTGCTGACCACTGTGTTGGCAGCAAATGCTTGTGTGTTTCCTGTGACCATTAAGCTCATGATTATTTCATTCCCATGTTAATAGCATCAGGATTTGGATATCCTTTGCACACAGTTCCGCCATCGATCTTACCGCCTTGAGCGGCAGTGGCAATGGTCATTTTGTGTTTGTCTTTGGTGGCGCTGGGACCAACGTTCATAGGTGAACTACTGGC